TAAGATTTTGTCATATTTAAAAGTGATTTCACCGCAATTGTGCTGGGAATTGACTGCAAATGTAGGCTTAAATGAAGGAGGCATTCTTAGCAAATCCATGTTATAATTTTATATCATGAATTTTCTTTAAGTTGTTTTAGTAATTATATGTTTAAACCCGATTACAACAACCATTTGCTTAGTTGGAGTACGCGACGCCAGCCATACCTGACATCACGCGAAGCACGTTGTAGTTGGTGGCATAAACACGGACCTTGGCGGTTCTGTTCTCACCGATGGCGTTGTACGAAACGACAAGCTGGAGGTTAGCGTTGTCAATGCGGGAGAAGTTGGAAGTGCCAGAAGGCTGGTGCTCCTCAGGGCGAAGAGCGAACGAGTAGACGTTGATACCAGTGTCGGGGTTGCGAGTGTGGTGCTGGTAGGGCTGGACGAGGTCGAAGTAGGTACCCTCGCGCTCCGAGAAGCGGTCCTGGCCGTTAAGCTGGAGCTTAGCGGTGACCACAGGGTTCTGGCCCCAGCAGTGCATGTTGAGGGCAGTCTCGGCAAGGACGAAGGCACCAGCATCAGAGACGTTGGAACCCTCATTGTCATTAAAGAGTGATTGAGAACCTGCCCAAGCAGATCCGGTGACACCCCATTCAGCACCAGGATCAGCAAACAATCCAGAACCGTTGATGAATCCGTTAGTTCCGATAGTCCCTTCACCAGCAAACGCGTGGATTGCGTTGGGAAGAGCGTCAATCGAGTCGGTGTAGTTGAATGGCTGAGCACCGAGCGTCTTGAAGAGAAGCTTATCAGGGACGAACGAGTTACAATAGTCCACATTGGCATCAGGCTGAACAACCCAAACTAACTCCTTGCATGGGTGGTTGAAGTTGAGCTTGATCTTGTTGCTGGAGCTACCGATCGACTCGTCACCAGTGAACTGGAGCTGCTCGATGAGGTACTCGTGGGGGTTCTGAGCCATGCGGCGACGCTCATCAGTGTCGAAGAAGAGGTAGTCGACATAGAGAGAAGCAGCAACAAGGGACTTGGTGTAGGCACCGGGAGCCTTCTGAGAACCAGTGGCGGTGGCGTCCATGTTATTAACAGCCCACAAGCACTCGTCAATGGGGCGGAATTCGACGTTGATCTTGACCTCGTGGTACTGAAGTGCGATCAAGGGGAGAGCAAGACCAGGGTTACGGCAGAACCAGAACTGGAGAGGCACGTAGAGTGTGGTCTCAGGGAGAGCCTTGCGAGGAGTGCACACCGCAGGAGGGGCGGTGTTGCTGCAGGGCTCGTCAATGTCAGCGAACGAGGGGTCGGTGATGTAAGTAAGCTGGGTGGTCTGACCAACCATCTTGTTGTAACCGCGCTCAGCCTCAGTGGTGAGGGTAAGCTGGTTCCAGATGTGCATCCAGTCACCATACTGGCGGTCAATGCGCTGGCCACCAATCTCGACCTCAACCATGTTGATGAGCTGCTCACCAGGGTAGTCGAGCCAACGGGCATAAGCGGCGTCGGTCTGGCTGATCTCGGGGAGAGTGACCTGAAGGTAGGTCTTGTAGGCACCATCACCATTGCGGGAGATAGTGCACTGAACACGGCGACCGAAGTCAGCCTGTCCGTTGAAGGTGTTCTCAATAGACTCCATCGCGAAGTTCGTGTGGCGTCTGTAAGTCACCTTCCAGAAAGTAATCTGGGGCTGGCCCGTCAAGTAGACGTCCTGAGCACCGTAAGCAACAAGCTGCATTAATCCTCCTCCCATTTGATTATACTATCACTAAAGAAAATAAATTCGCAAAAATGCTTAAATTCTTTGAAAATAAAATATGAAACTCGCGATTTCTATATTTTATTTTTAATAATCTAGTGACACGTGTGTCACCTCTAAATTTATAATTCAGCCTTCATGTTTTCGCATAAAAACTTCTTTAAATAGTTTTCTAAATAAATCTCCTTTTTACCTTCGTGTTTTTTCGTGAATATGTATGCGTCTTTCTCTTTCTTAATAGTCCATCCTTGTTCGATTGCGTTGTTTATAAACATGATTTTCCTAAATTTTATGTAATCCATCTTAATGCTTTGTTCTTCTTGTTCCATCACTGACATCCCACTAGAAAACAGATGCTTAATTTATACACAATTCTGCGTTATTTCTTATCTGCGTTATTTCTTAATTAAAACGCAAAAATGTTTTATTCAACAATTCATTTAAATAATTTAGCAATAATTTTATTTAATGCCAACATTTAAACATAAGACTAATAAAAAGATAGAAGTCGATGATAAAACACTCGTAACACTAGATAGCAAGCATAATGAATTTGTTTCTAAATTCGATAGTTATGATGAAGAAGTTATACCATCGTTATTGGAAGAAAAATCCTTCTTAACAACTGAAATTTCTGGGAATTCGTTGCTTTCTCTCGATGAGGTTCTTGATATGAAAGATAGAATCAAAGAAATTAACTCTGAAATACGTGAGTTGGAGAGAGAAAAGAAGGAATATTACTTAACCAATACAAAGCACATTTTTAGTTATTTTGAAAAAAAGAAGCAGCAACAAGTGGAGCCGGTTAAACAAGAAGTATCGGCGAGGCAACAGATGCTTAATTCGTTTTTTAAAAAGAAGGACGAACAACCACAAACACAGCAATCTCATCAGACTACCCAAAGCCATATTTCTTACTTGAAAAACGTTGATGAGCGATTTATCGATGTGAATGATTATGTTGTCAATCATGAATCATGTTCTTGTGCAGGAGGCGAACTGATTCCCGTTGAAAGCGACGGGATTCTGGTGTGTAACAAGTGTGGCCGACAGTATTCTTACCTGATTGATAGTGATAAGACGTCATATAAGGAACCGCCTCAAGAGGTCTGTTTCTACGCATATAAGAGAATCAACCATTTCAAGGAAATTCTCTCGCAATTTCAGGGTAAAGAAACCACGCAAATTCCGGACGAAGTCATTGAAAACATCAAGTTACAGATAAAGAAGGAGAGAATAACGGCGACTAGAGAGAGATTGTCATACAATGTCTGTAAAGATATATTGAAGAAGTTGAATTATAACAAGTATTATGAGCACATCAACTTTATAAAGCATAAATTAGGTATAACGCCGCCGATTATGTCTCCTCAACTCGAAGACAAGTTGTGTAATTTGTTTCTAGAAATTGAGAAGTATTTCTCCAAACATTGCCCGAATGTTAGGATAAATTTCTTGAATTATTACTTTGTCTTATACAAATTTTGCGAATTACTTGGAGAAGACAAGTATTTGAGCGAGATTCCGATGCTAAAGGACGACGATAAGAAGGTGGAACAAGACGAAATTTGGCGGAAAATATGCGATGATATTGGATGGGTGTTTTATCCTACATGCTAGTAATAGGAGGTTGTAATTTATTTGCCATATTCGAAATGGCTTCTAAATATTCCATTGAATTTCCGTATGCAACGGCATCTTCTTGGATTTGTGTGAGAGTTTTTAATAAAGCAAGTAATTGTTCTTCGCTAAATGTTGACGCTACTATTATAGTTTTGCCATCTTTATCCTTTTCTATTTTTATGTTTTCATCCAAATAGTCAAAAAATTCTTTTGTACCATAATTTTTAAAATCATTTATAATTTTTTGAGTGATGTTATTATAAGCTTCATTGTTGTTTGTTAAATAATACTGAATAAGTCTTTCAACCAAAGCAGGCATATTTATTTTCTCATTTTCGGAATATTTAGTAGAAAGTATTTTTAAATACTCATCTGACTTCACATTGTTTATCCCATATAGTTTTCTAAAAAACTTGTCTAGAGCCAGAAGTGTTTCAATGCTAAATGTTGTTATATTTCTGTTTAAATGATTTAATAAGTTATTTAGAGCAGTTTTGTTTCCTAAAATTCCATCAACTAACCCATTATATTTATCAAATTCTTCCTTTCTCCAGAGTTGTACAAGTTCAAAACGCATGTCATTTCCTGTATATTTAAGTATTTCATCCATTCCAGGTTTTTTGGTTGGTGGTGAACTATCTACTACACTTTCGTCGGCTTTTCGTTTTCCATCATAAACTCCACCTCTTTTCACCATTTTCCGTGTGCGTCTATTGCGGTTGCGCCTGGATTTCCCAGACTTTTTACGCTTAATTAATGTTTTACGCATTATATACATTAATTAAACAAATTTATTTTTTATTTAACCATGCTTAAATTCGGGGGAATCCCACGAGGTTTCCACCAATACCGAAGCCTGCACCGGTTCTCGCAGCAACCGCCATACTGGGCAGATAAGCATCAAGAATAGTAAACGTGGCAGCAGCAGTCAACGCAATGAGAAGGACCTCATCGAGACGGAGAGAACGCTTGGGAATGGCATACGCAGCAATGGCGACCATGAGTCCCTCAACAAGGTACTTAACGGCACGGCGGAGGAGTTCACCGAAATCGAGAAAATTCTGTAACTTAGCAAACATTCTTGTTATAAATATAAAATAGAAAAAAAGCCCCTTAATTAAATTCGGTTATAAACAACTTAAAGTAATTGAACCAACTATATACATCTCTTAAAATGTCATCCTACGAACCTAAGAACAACCCTGATGGAACACCAAATCCCAAGTATATTGACCTTCTCTCAGTTGATCCTCCTATTGCTGAACAGAACTACGTTTGTATGTCGTTTGTGAGCCCCGATAAGATCCTTAAGCAGAAGAACGCATTTCTTTTCGAGAGATTCGTAAAGAATTTCGACCTTGAGAAGAGCAGCAAGAAGTTTGTTCAGTTTCTCAATTTCATGAGTTACAAGTACAATCTCAACTTTAACATGGTGATGGACGACTTTAATGACTTTCTTAAGAGCGAGCAGCCTAAGTTGGTGGAAACTACCATTGAGGATGACTACAAGAACTTCATGGATGCAAACGAGAAGTCTCTTGAGCAGGAGTTCAATCAGTTGGTCGGATTTCAGACGAGCACAAATGGTGTGAAGGTGCGCGGTGTTTTTCCCTCGCAGGAGGAGGCAGGAATGCGTTGTAAGATGCTGCGTGAGATTGACCCGAACCATGATATTTACGTGGGCCCGGTTGGTGTGTGGGTGCCTTGGGAGCCTGAGGCTTATAGAACTGGCAAGGTGGATTACATGGAGGACGAACTCAATCAGCTCATGCACAAGAAGATGGAGAATGAGGCAGAGGCTAAGAAGCACTTCGACCAGCGTCTTCTTGAAAGCAAGAAGAAGGCAATCGAGGAGAACATTCGCAAGGCTAAGGAGAGCGGCAACAAACTTACTCAGAACATTGATGAGAATGGCAATTTAGTTGGTGTTAACAGTACGGTAGAGTCTTCTCTCGGGGATGGTTCGTCATCCAGCGATATTCGCAACGAGTTGTTTGATGGAGACAACATCGTGACTGGCCGAGGTGACAGCAAGAAAGTTAGTAAGCGTAAGGGAGGAAAGTAAATTGTCTAATTGATATAGTTCCTGACAAACAACACGGCACTTATTATGATGATTTAATAAATTAGTGAGACCAATTTATTAAACAATTGATCAGGTTGGTTTGCGATGAATTCACTTAAAATAATAAGTGTCAAGTAGCCCGCCGGCAGGCATATTATAACTTTAAATCAACTAAAATGGGGTGGGAAATTGATTTTGTCGACGAAAACGATGAGTATTCACCTGTCAATTTAAGAATAATGAATTTAACATACAACTATTCTAGGCCGGAATGCAAGAAATACTGGTATGGTCCGCGTGATTATGACGGAAAAACGATTGGCGAAGCAATTCATATTATGGAGACTGCGGTGGCAAAGATGATCGACGACGGAATAGAGGTCGTTTATTTGCTATACAATTATAAACGTGGAATAAAGATGGACATGCAAACAGAACTGCTTGGGTGGTTAATAAGCAATTATACTGACTTGATAAAAGCACCCAGACATTTACGCATTAAATTGTCTTAAAAAGAATGTACCATATTACATTATTTATTTAATTCAAAGAAATGGGTTGGTCTATTATGTTGTACAATAGCATTGGTGTTTACATGCAAGATGATAGTTTAAATGTTAGCAATCTTAATTACAATTATTCCGTGCCAGAATGTATAAAGTACTGG